TGTGAAAATGTTATGGACTACCTCGATTACAAAGAATTCGGACCAGTTTTAGCTGAATCCAACATTCAGACCGATGATAGAGGTAACATTACTGGCGTTGCTATGCCTACTCTCCACAAGAGAAATGAAGGCAAGATTCTTACTTTCAACTGGAAGACCTTAGATCACGAACTCAAGATTCTCCGTGGTAACGTCAAGAAACTATCAGAAGATCAAGTATTCGTTAAGGCTATGGCCGATCTTAAGAGATACAACAACATTTCGGACAATACAGCTCTCGAAGAAACTTTAGAAGCTATCGTCAGCCGCTGGCCAGATGTTTTGTATATCACAGAAAATGAATTAGCACAACAAATTTCTACCGCACTGGAAACAGCTAATGTTACCAACTACGGCGACGAAATGTGTGCATTCATGGCAGAAGCTATTCTTCGCACCGCACACCATGCATTCACTGACCGAGTTCGCAAAATCGGCTCGCTCGAGCTGCAACCGATGTGACCGCAGAATGCAAAACCTGTGAAGACGCTTACAAAGAATTCAAGATCGTTGCAGATAAATTCTACGAACAACTCGATGAATCGGATAACGCCGACCTTAAAGTTTTCGTTGACCTCTTCAAAGCCCTCCACGAAGTTCACCGCATTGCCGGCGAAACCGGAGACGAAGCAACCAAAGCAGAAGTCGAAAACTACATGCAAGAATGTGCCGATGTTCTTAACAGAGAAAAGGCAATTGACTTGGATTTAGCTGAATCTATTGCTAATTACCTGCACGGTTTAGTTGAAGCTAACATTTCCGGTGCTGATGACAATTGGGACGTAAGCAATAGCGACGTTCACAGCACAATCAACGGTGATAACCCACGTATGGCTTGGGCCGCTAAAGTCGGCGATGCCGTTCCTTCTAAGTTCCCTGGCGATTGGGGCGACGAAGCTCCAGTATCCGACGGGAAGAGCTACAAGGGTGGACTTGCTGATGAAATGAGAAATCGTTCATGGGGCAATATTAACAGCGACGATACATGGCCAAACATTAAGAATCCTTACACTCCGAAACCTTTCGGCGACTACAAGATGAAAGAAAAGTCCGCAGTTGACGACGGGGAGAACGATTGGAGCCGCTTCCAGTCGAACGACACTTGGCCGAACCTGAAAAACCCATATGTACCTGACTCTCCTTGGGATAAGAGCAAGTACAAGATGAAGTCCGATAACCTAGTTGTCGATAAAGGCGAAACCAAAGTTTAACCAATAAGGAGTATTTCAATGAATGAGAATTTAAGTCTATTCGTTGACTGCTGCGATAACGGTGGATTCGTCTTGAACTTGAATGAGTCAGCTACCTCGGAAAAGGGGCTGACTAAGTTTAAAGGTAAATTCCAAGAAGCAGAAGCGGTCAATAAAAACAAAAGAATTTATCCTTATGCAGTTCTCGATGAGAATGTTAAGAAACTAATTCCTATTGTTTCAGCTCGTGGGTTGGTCGGCGAATTAGACCACCCAACCGATTCAATTATCCACTTTGAGAAATGCTCTCACGTCATCACTAAGTTGTGGTGGGAAGGCAATAATCTCATGGGCGAAGGCGAAATCCTCAATACGCCACACGGCAGAATCTTAAAAAGTCTTCTGTCGGACGGAGTAAGAGTAGGTATTAGCAGCCGTGGAGTAGGCAACGGACGAAGTGACGAAAATGGCATCTTAGTTATCGGTGAAAGCTACAAACTCATCACCTTTGACGCAGTTGCAGACCCAAGCACATTCAACGCCTTCCAAGAAAAAGTCGTTGGCAGCAAGAAAGAAAGCTACGCACCAACCCCAAGTTACGAAATTAACAAAAATGCAGCGAAAAATGAAGACAGCCGCATACATAAAGTAAATAAAGAAGCACTCATAGCTTGCTTGGGCGGAATCATCGAACAACAAACTAGCAATATCAAAGTGAGGTTAGGCTAAAATGGATAAGATTACAGAAGCACTAAAGAAGCTCTTACCTGAATCTGAGATTAAAGAAGTTGCAACCGCCGTAAAGGACATGTTGGAGCAGGCTAAGGCAAGTCTTGAATCTGAATACAATCAGAAGCTTGAAGAAGCCTACACTGAACTTACTAGCGAGTTGGCGAACGCTGAAAAAGTCGCAGAGAATGGTTACGAAGAAGCTTACGCAATCGTTGGCGATCTTCGCAATCGCCTCGAACTTCAGGGCGAAGAATACAAAGCCGCTCTCGAAGAAGGCTATGAAGAAGCATACCAACTGCTCAAAGCAGAAAAAGATAAAAACCAACAGCTTGAAGTCGAAATGTACGAAGAGTACGACAAGAAACTAGCTGAAATGAAAGAATACATTGTCGATAAAGTTGACAAGTTCCTTCAATTCAAGGGCCAAGAAATCTACGAACAAGCCAAGCGTGACGTATTGAACGATCCACGTATGGCTGAACACAAGGTTACTTTGGATCGAATTGTTGACTTGACCAGCAACTATATCTCGAACGATGAATTCGCAGCAGTATCAGCCAGCAAGTTGGACGAAGTCAATAAGGCTGTTGAAGACATGAAGGGACAGCTTCGCATTATGGAAGCACGTAACATCCGTCTTTCAACAGAAAATACCAAGTTGAACGAAGCCGTTAGACAATCACAAGAACTTATCTCGGAAAGCCGCAAGGTTGTTACCCGTGAAAAGAAAAACAGTGTTGTTAACGAGCAGAAAGAAAGAACAGAGAAAGTAAAGAATGTAACGGGGAGAGGTAAGATTGACGAAGGTGTTGTGATTTCGGAATACGCAGCACCTACAAACAATGACGTAGACCAATTGTTGGTCTTGTCGGGTTTGAAAAAAGCCTAAACAGTTACTCCAATAGCATACAACATATTACAACCAGAGGGAAACTCTAAATATGAACGCAAACTCTAGATTTTTGAATGAGGCTAAGGAGTTAGAAACTCGTTGGGGCAGAACCGGACTCCTCGAAGGTATTGAAGACCGTTACGTTCGCTCTGCTACAGCCGTTCTACTCGAAAACCAAAGATTGATGAACGAAGTATCCACCGACACCGGTGATATTGCTCAGTTCAAGCGCATTAGCATTCCGCTAGTTCGCCGTATTTATCCACAATTGATCGCCAACAAGATTGTTAGCGTTCAGCCATTGCTCGGCCCAACCGGATTGGTTTATTACCTCCGCTTCCGTTACAGCAGCAACAAGGGTGCAACCCGTGGTGCTTCAAACAACGGTGGGTTCCCAGGTGATGACGTTAACTCATTGATGCAGACCGCTGACGGTACTGCTAACCTAGACATCTTCTACACACACCAATTCATCCAGAACGAAACAACTTCGACTGATGCTGGTGCCTCTACAAGCGCTGTCTACGCTCCACTCGAACACACACCAATCCTGGCTGGAACCGTTACCGGTACTATCTACGATGGTAGCACAGCTGTCCAAACATTCGTTGTTTCGGCTGGTGGTTCATTCACGTTCACTGATATTGGTGCCCCTGCCGTTAAAGTTACCGCTGGTAGCCTTAACAACAACACCGGTGAACTCGCATTCACATGGAACTCCGCTCCTGGTGCTAACCACGCAGTTATGAGCTACGAGTATAATATGGAATGTCAGCAAGACCTTCCGGAAATCAACTTGGTCATCGAATCGGAAGAAATTGCCGCCAAGACCCGCAAGTTGAAAGCAGTTTGGAGCTACGAAGCTCAGCAAGACCTCCGCTCCCAGCACAACTTGGACGCAGAAGCCGAACTGACCGCTGTATTGGCTCAAGAAATCAACCTCGAAATCGACCGAGAAGTGCTCACAGACCTTCGTAACAACGCTGGTACTGTAACAGCTTGGGACTTCAATACTGCCCTCGGTGAAACCATCAAGGAAAAGTACGAATCCCTATACGTCAAAGTCGTAGAAGTAAGTAACGTCATTCACAGAAAGACCCTCCGTGGTGGAGCTAACTGGCTCGTAACTTCCCCAGAAGTTGCCTCGATCTTTGAAACGGCTACCGCTGGTTTCGCTCCTGCTCCTTCCGAAACATTCACAAGCAGCCTCGGCATCCAATATGTCGGCACCGTGAATAACCGTTGGAGACTCTACAAAGACCCATTATTCCCAAGCAACCAAATCTTGATGGGATATAAGGGCGACAGTTACATGGACTCAGGATATTTCTATTGTCCATACGTCCCATTAACACAGACTCCTGTTGTTCTGGACCCAGAATCCTTCTGCCCACGCAAGGGAATTTTGACCCGATACGGCAAGAAGCTGCTGCGAGAGGGAGCTAAGTTCTACGCCCGCATGAGCATAGCCAACTTCATCATTTA